GGCAAAAACACACACCATGTCCAACTACATTATCAACACCAACACCAAGCAACTGACCTTCCTTGACGGGAGGTTCTATTGGACCGAGGACGGGCATTTCGTGCCGTCCGTGACCACCATCCTCGACGCCTATCCAAAGGACGCAGGGTACTACATGTGGCTGAAGTCGGTCGGTCAGGATGCCGACACCATCCGCGACGAAGCAGGGCGCAGGGGTACGACCGTCCATGAAATGACCGAGGCATACGATGCAGGCGCCGAGGTGTCCCTGCTGACCGAGGACGGCCATTTGGCATATAAGGTCTCCGAATGGTCAATGTTCGAGAGGTACGTCGATTTCATTCATAGGTTCCGGCCAATCGTCAATATGTCGGAACAGAACTTTGTCAACTCGGAACTGGGTTGGGCGGGTACCGTGGACCGTGTCATTACCCTGCAGGGTGCCACCATCCTTATGGACATCAAGACGTCCAATGCTATATATCCCACCTATTGGCTGCAGTTGGCCGCCTACCGCCGACTGCTTGAGGAATCGGGCATCTTTGTCGATCAGGTGGCCATCCTGTGGCTGAACGCCAAGACCAAGACGAACGGCAAGCCAAGCGACATACAGGGCGAAGGATGGCAGCTATTGCGCAAGGATGACACGGTGCAGGACCTTAACCTGTTCGTGCATACCAAGGCCCTTTGGACGGCACAGAACGCAGGAGCCAAACCGAAACAGGCAACGTATAAACTTGCACACCAAAAGTTCTAATAATGGCACAAGACACATCTATCGCACAGCAGCTGCTTGAGGCAACACAGATCCGTTTGGTTTGGGCTAACAAGGAAAAGACGCGCCTTCAGGTTATTCTTTGGGCGTACAAAGGTCAGAAGAATCGTAACCTGGTAGGTGAATTCGAAACGTACATGAAGGCAATGCCTCGTGATCGCATCATGACCTATTATAGGCACGAGGATGCAGAATCCTTTTGGTTCATGTTCTTTGGCGCCTATTCGATCTATGAAGAACAGCAACCGGATATGACATGGTCCGAATATCTACAAAGCATCGAGGTAAACTAATCAAAACACACATCATGGAAGATATAATTATCAAACTTGTAAATGAGGCGGCATACGCCAGGAAAGAGAAGTATGAAAATGACATTGCTTTCATAAAAAAAACGACGGCGGTTGATGCCAATGCAATGGGCATTTTGCAATATGTTATGGATCACTATTTCAAGACGGATGATGAAAATAAAAAGGCGTTATACAACCATGTCAGACTGGTGTATAGCTGGCTTGATTACAGTTCGGCCCTTCCTATCAAAATGTTCATAGAGGTTGGCAGCGGAGACCGCATTTGGAGGAATTTTCGCATTCTGTATGACTTGTATATCCAGGATGATCCCATATCGAGCTTTGTCGAATGGATGGAGGAAACCGAGAAAAAGACCGACCATGCCGGTTGAACTTCGGCCGTATCAGGTTGACATTGCCAGGCGCGGGGTGTCTATCCTGCGGCGGCATGGCATCCTTTACCTTGCAATGGAAGTGCGCACAGGCAAGACCTTGACGGCCCTGCAGATTGCGTACGAAATCGGGGCTAAATCGGTGCTATTCTGTACAAGAGTCAAGGCAATGTTCAGTATTCAGTTGGACTACGAAAAAGCAGGTTATCCATTTGAACTTGACATCATCAATTACGAATCCCTGCACAAGATCACCAAGGCGCAGGAAGCATCGTTCGACCTTGTAATATGCGACGAAGCCCACAGCCTGGGAGCCTTCCCACACCCCTCGGAAAGGGCAAGGATGGTCAGGCGATTGGTGGGGCATAAAAACCTGATATTGCTTTCCGGCACGCCAACACCCGAGTCATACAGCCAATTATTCCATCAATTTTGGGTGTCATGGAACAGTCCATTCCCAGAGGCAAGTTTTTATTCCTGGGCCAAACAATATGTCAGGGTGCAATCACGTTATTTCTATAATCGCGAGGTAAAGGACTACAAAGAAGCCGACCGTGATGCTGTCATGGAAAAGTGTGAACACCTATTCATCAAGTTCAGCCAGGAGGATGCAGGCTTTGCCGAACAGGTGGAGGAACAAATTATCACCGTTCGGATGAAAGACAGCACCCTGACAGGCATTGAAAGGCTGAAGAAGAACAGGGTGCTGACTACCAAGGAAGGCACCGTGATTGCCGACACGGCCGTGAAATTGATGTCTAAACTGCATCAACTGCACAGCGGCACGGTCATCGTGGACCAACCCATAGGGCCGCACGACCACTATGCCTTTGATATGTCCAAAGCCAATGCCATCAAGGACCTGTTCACAGGCAAGAAAATTGCCATCTTTTATAAGTTCCAGGCAGAACTTGGCATCCTGCAATGGGTGTTTGCGGGCCGCATAGTCGAGACACCAGAACAGTTTAACGCCACCGGACCGGATAAGGTGTACCTAACGCAGATACAGTCAGGCAGGGAAGGCATTAACCTGGCTGCAGCTGATGCCCTGGTGATGTACAACATTGATTTCTCGGCCGTCAGTTACTGGCAGGCAAGGGCAAGGCTGCAAAGCAAGGACCGTCTGACCCCTGCCATGGTGTACTGGATATTTTCAGAGGATGGCATCGAGTTCAAGATCTATGAGGCGGTCAAGGCGAAGAAAAACTACACTTTGGCGTATTTTGTGAAAGATTACGACATAAAAACAGAAAAAAAAGACAAACATGGCTGAAACAAATTATAGAATTGTTACTACGCAAGGTGGCGAATATAGCATATACGCTAGTGATGTTAGATTGAATGACGGTATGATATTTTTTTATCTACATGGACATTTAGTTGGTTTATTCCCTACACATTGCACAATGATAGTTGATACACTTGTTGCGTCTTCATAAATTACAAAAAACAGAAGCATGAAAAAGTATGCATTGATTGTTTTTATGATGCTGTCCATGCGGGGCGTGGCAGCAGAAAAGCCGGGGCTTTTGGACGCCATCAAGGAAGCCGGAAAGGGCATCGTCTGGATGGTGCGGGTCGAGGTTTGCAAGATAGACATGGCCCTGTTCAGCAAAAGCGGGTTAAACATGTTTTATGCGAACTACGAGTGCCAACATACTGATCACCGGTTTGTAAATGCTACGAAATGAAAAAACTGCAACCCCTCGTTGACGAATTATTTGGCGTTATTAAAAGGGCCTGGGATAATCTTTGGTAATGCGAGGTGCCTCTCAACTGGTTGACTTCATCCACCACCTGCGCTGTGCGTATGAGTACATGCAAGGATTCAAGCGTGACAGGCCTGGCACCCTTGTGGAGCGATTAGCGACCAATTACGCGGGCAAGATTGAATGGATGTACAAAGATCTTGTGACGAACCCTGCGTTCCCTGTTGAGGTCCGTGATGGCCTTAAAAACGAATGGAACGTGGACACCTTTGCCACGGATGCCATTCGCGAGAAGTTGGCACTGCTTAGAGATGATCAAAGGCTTGAAATCGAAAGACTGATAGAATTAGTTTTGGATGGTCAGGAGATCACCAGTATAACAACTGATGTCGAGGCTAACGCCGAGACGGATGCGACGGCCGGCAACGTCGATCAGTGAATGCGAGATTGGTGTACCCTGGAGACGCCGTTAATTCAAGCCCGCAAGTGACGGGCATAGACAGAACCGCGCGAATCGTGCGGAATGCAGGGGCAGGGCCTGCACGGCGTCCTGTTTCATATGGCAAGCAATCACACCCCCTGCGTTTCTACGCGGGGGGCATTTTTGACACACACTAAAAAACATAAACCATGCTCAACGTAATCAAATCAGCAGCCAAAGAATTAAAACAGGCGATGCAGAAAGTAACCTACCAGGACCCTTGGAAGACGCAGGAAGGCGGCAATCACTACAAAGATTTCAAGATACAGCCTGCTGACTTCATTCATGCTAATAACATCCCGTATCTGGAAGGCAATGTGATTAAATACATCTGCAGGCACCGAACGAAGGGAGGGCTGCAGGATCTGCGCAAGGCGCAACACTATATAGAACTGCTGATTGACCTTGAATACCGCAACCAATTGGCAGGC